GAGATATTGCAGTTGGTTAACTGCCGAAAGCAGCAATCCACACAAGCCGATTGCTGCTTTTAGTAATTAACCGTTAGGCTGTTCTGAATTGCAAAGCTTGCAACTCGCTGACCTGTTCTTGAAATAGGCCGTATTCCTGAAAGATAGGAACAAAGCGCTTTCCGTGAATTGCAATAATGAATTGCAAATGCTCAATTTCATAACCACGCAAAGACATGTTTAAGCGTCTTAAACTGCTATATGATCTAGCGCCTTTTAAGCCGATTTTATTCCTAACATTTTTGCGGGTTTTGGTTACGGTTTCCATACTGGAATTTCCTTTTTCTAGTTGGGTTGATTGCAGCTAGTTAACTGCCCAAAGCAGCGCCTAAGCTAGACGCTGCTTTCAGTAATTAACTTAAAAGGGATAATCTTTCCGATACCCTTCCTTTACGCGCTCAATAAAATCAGCGTCATATTTATGGGCTATCGTTTTTTCGTAACTGTTCCAGTTTAGCCGATTGCAAAGCCGATCGATGAACCGTGCAATAAGCCAAGCTGTCGGAATAGCTGCTAAGATAAAGATTATATAATTGGTAAGCGTTAGCTGCTCAATTAGCCATAAATCTAGTTCAGTCATTTGGTATTTTCCTTTTTGCTAGGTTGGTTGATATCTAAAAAGAGCTAGCCGCTAACTTGAACGGCTAGCCTTATTTTAGATACCCTTACTAGAAAACCAAAAAACCAATTATCGGTGCAAACCTATGGTCATTCTTGCCAAATTTTCAAATAACGTGCGATTAAGCAAAGCTATCGCATGTTTGACGTTAAATTAACCTTAACAGAGTGTCAAACAATTATTTTATTAAATGTCGCTGCTAACAGTTAGCCAAAAATAAAGCCGGAAAAAATCCGGCTCTACTCTTTATTTATATGATTAAATCTAGCACGAAAAAAACGAAAACTAGAAAGCCGATAATCTCAAAGATACCGCGCATTATTTTATCCCGTGAATGTCGCGCCAATGGTTCCAAGTAATAGCCTGAACGTGACAGCCTGTTATCGGCTCTTTGGGCTGTTCGATTTCATTAATTATTCCGGCAGCCGTGACATAGGCGGCGCTTATTGCGGCGTATTCCTTTTTACCTATGTTAGATTTGTTATCCTTCAGCATGTATCTTTCGCCGTAATAAATCGATTTAGCGTGTCCATCGATGCAAACCGCTTCCCTACCTAAAGCGTGGGCTTTGTTTCCAGCGTATAGAATGCAATCGTAAAAAGCCGTTATCTTTTGACCGTTCAATATCCGGCGCAATTCTGTTGTGCTGCTTTCCTCTAAGCATTTAACAGCCTTTTCCTTGTTTGGGTTATAGGTTGATACTTTAACGTCCATTGGATTTGCGCCGTTTATGTAAGCCGTGCAAATCCTATCAGCGTTATCTATATTAACAGGCCATTTATTATTAGGCGACAGCGCTGACATAACCGCAATAGTTGTTTCAATATCTAAACCCGTCTTTGCGCTTATGTCATAAGCTACGTCATAAGCTAGCTTGTACCATTGCAAGCCGTAAGCTTTAGTTTCTAGCGGCGCTGAATAATAAACGCCAAGTATATTTAAGCAGTCTAAGCGCTGCTCGATCTTTAGAGTAGTTTTCATTTGGTATCTTTCTTTGGTTAGTTGGTAACGCAAAGAATAACTAACTGTTGCTAAGTGTCTATAACTAATTGTCTTTTTGTTTATTCTAACAATAGCTTCCTAGTTATTTGATCAACCAAAACCAGCCCAGCGAAGAGATTTTTAAAATTTTTTTCGTGTGCGTATGTCTATGTATATGCACAGCATGGTTAAGGTATAGATTTATAGAGGGGGTACTAAATGTAGTAGTCGCGCAGGGTAAAAGTTTCTAGTTTAGCGCCTAGTAAATCTAATCTTGACCTTTCAATTAGGGGGTGTATGTTATCAAAGTATCAAAATTAACTTAGCTATAGGAGTACGTAGTTGTTGATGCACAGTATAGATATCAGAACCGCCAATGAAATAATTAACGCTACAGCCGATGCAGTGGCTGCATGTAGAGAAACAGGTGTAGACCACACGGTGGTGTACTCTGACAAGCTTGAGAAGGCCATTTCCATGCCTTCAGAGCCATACTTGTATGAGTATGGGTGGGATTTGATACTAACTGTTCGTGGTTAATCAGTGCTTTAATAGGTAGTCGCGCAGGGTAAAGACAACCTGTTAACTTTTTTGTTGACACCTTACTAAGTGTTGTTCATAGTGGTCCCAGTTAACCAACTAGGATAAAAACTATGATACAAACTAAGACACACAAAGTAAAAGTCTGGGACCACGATGATGCCGTGGTATATGTATACGAAAGTCGCTGGGCTAAAGTAGACCCCGCAAACAAGGACTGTACTAAGTACAAGCATTGGAACCATTTGATTACTGCTATCCCACTGAACTTTGGGTACGATGATGATCTTACTCAAGCCGATTTGATTGCTAAAATACAGGAAGTAGTAGACGCGCTCTACGCAGTCTACGCTCTTAACACTGATGGGCATGAGATTAACATCAGCTACCTCATTAACAATCTACGTTGCATCAACTGTTAGGAGATAGTCATGACTAAAGATGAAGTATTCAGCAAGTTCATATGGTCTATTGGTGGTTTGACTGAGATTATTGGTCAAATGCACTGTAGCACCACAGATGAAGCCACTAAACTACACTGGCATGATGATGAGGGCTATTGGCTCACGTTAGAAATGCGTGAAGACGGTATCTATGCAGAGATAGATGACAGTACAGATGCAAAGACTATGTATGCTGCCATAGGCTACTGTCAGTATCATGACATCTCCTACACCCTGCCTTGGCAAGACTACATAAAGGCCATGATAGATGGGTAAGGCTCCCTATGTTCGCCCTCGAATGAGGGGTAATCGTATGGTCTACGGTGTTAGACCTACTAAGCAAGTTCTGGAAGCATTTCCAGAGCTAGCCTTTGAAACCTACGAGAACAAACAGGATGCCAATGCCCGTGGCTACGAGATCAAGCGTAAGTTTGAGGCTTGGAAGTCTGGCAACCATGATGATATAAACGTGGACGAGCGTTCTGTTGAGGCTATTGTTCAGGCATACAAACAATCTAATGCCTACAGGAACATTAAGAAGGATGAGACTAGGCGTTCCTACCTTAGCCACCTTCGGTACGCCTCAACTATACACGTTAGTACTGTACCCTTCTCTAAAATGAATGTGTCAAACGTAAACTACAAATACGTACAAAACCTATGGCAACACATACAGAATGATGTCTCTACACATAAGGCTAACCATACTGTGAAGGTATTAAAGCTGGTTTGGATGGAAGCACTACGCTCTGATAGCGTTAAGACTAACCCATTCTCTCTACTTAAATTACCAAAGCTGCCTGACAGAGAGGTTTTGTGGCCCGAAGAGCATATACAGGGCATGATCGACTTCTGTGATGAACAGGGGCGACAGAGTATGGGTACTATGATCACCCTACTGTATGAGTTCTGTCAGCGTGTGGTAGATGTGCGCTTACTTACGTGGGACAACTTCGATCTAGACGCTGGTCACTGTAATTTCACCCAACAGAAGACAGGGGCTAAGATGTCTATATCTCTGACCCCATCTGTTCGTAAACGTCTGGAGCTACATACCCGTAGTAACAGGGACAACTATGTATTGCGTGAGGAAAGTACAGGCAAGCCATACACCAGTGATCGGGCAGTGAAGTCTTTTAGAAGATTAGCCAAAAGCTATAAGCTACCTACGTCATTTGATAATGCTACTGGTAAACTTACTAACATTTGGCTGAACGATCTGCGCCGTACAGGTACTACCCATGCAAGTCGTGCTGGTTGTACGGACAGAGAACTGATGTCTTTAACCGGACATCGCAACCCTCAGATGCTGGTAGTATATGCCAAGCATGGGAACATAGAAGCTGAAAATGCAATGCGTAAACGAGGATTACTCTGAATGAAATGTTTTACCGATAGGTACACACATAACGGGCATGAAACAAAATATAAAGTCTTCTTAGTATATGACGAAGGAATGGAAAATGTAGAGAGGTTGGCTGGTATGGGCAACACTCTGCCCTATCCTCGCCTTTGCTCAATGTTAGTAGGAGCTAAGTGGCAGTCTGCTAGGACTAAGAAGACATATGAAAGGATACTGTAATGGGTATTGAACAATTAACTGTAGATTACGTTGAACATTCTGGCTCTGATATTTCAGTAGTCAATGCGGCTAGAGTATCCTTCGACAAAAAGTCTGAGGCTCTGGGGCATACGGGTATTGGGGATGGTCCTATGGTCCCTGTTGTGCATGATAGTGATAAGAAGCTTATCAAGTACTTGGCTGACAATAAGCACTACAGCCCATTCAACCATACTTTTGTTACTTTCAGGTGTAGCGCACCGCTCTTTGTTATGGGGCAGCTTAAAAAACATGAGTATATGCCGTGGAACGAAATATCTCGTAGATATATAAATAGTAAGCCTGAGTTCTACATGCCAGATACTTGGCGTGGTAAGTCTGAAGATAAGAAGCAAGGCAGTAGCGATGAAAGTGTAGACACACTGTACTGGAGTGATTTGGATACTGAATTAAGTATATTGGTTGACGGGCATCCTGTATGGCATGAGGAAACTGAGTGTGGAGTTAGTGAATATACTCAATACATATATGAGGACACTCTACAACTATATACCCGCATGATAGACAACGGGGTATGTCCTGAACAGGCTAGGATGGTATTGCCACAGTCCACTATGAGTTCTTGGATATGGAGCGGCACAGTTAAAGCAGTAGCTAAGATGTGTAATCTTCGCTGTACGTCAGACACTCAGTACGAAAGCCGTGTGATAGCCGATAAGATCAGTGAACACATGCACACGCTGTTTCCTGTAAGCTGGTCTGCCCTAATGGGTACAAACCACCCACGCATACGTCCTATGACAGATGAAGAACGGAAGAGAGCCAAGGAGAAAGCGGCATGAAAGATGTAGTACAACCCATCAAGATAGTAGAGATAGAAGAGCATGAAGATGGCTCTGCTACTGTACAAATTGAGTGTAGCTCTGAAGTATTTGGGCAAATATTCTCTCTAGGATTCGTTGACCTAATTAAGAAAGGTCTTGCGAAGGTAGAATCTTAGTAGAACTATTGTCACATTGTCACTGTGCAATAACCAAAAGTGCAATGACAATGTGGCAACAAATTACAAACAATAATCAATGAAATCAAGTACATGGCTCCGACGGTAGGGGTCGAACCTACGACCAATTGATTAACAGTCACGTAACAAAATCAATAGCTTACAGAGAAATTAGCAGAATGACTGTTATCAGTAATTGTTACCAATAACCTCTTATTAAGTGTTGACTATACCAACTAACCCTGTATCCTTCGGATGCGCCCGATAGGGTGCATTACCAGAACTAGGACTATACCATGACCTATGCACAGCAATTAAAGATAGTACAAACTATACCAGTACATGAAGGTGAAACAGTAGTAGTAACCTGCCCCTTTTGTTACGGCCCTAAGAAGTTAGCTGTATCAAAGTCTGGTGGTAAACTACTATGGTACTGTTACAGGGCATCCTGTGAAGCTAAAGGAGCATACTCTGGTAGACGTAATCAAAAGGCTGTTATAGATTATCTCAATAATACAGCCCCTACCAAGAATAAACCAGTTAAGCCAATACCTAGTATAACTACTTCGGTAGATAACCATGCACCCGCAATGGAGTACTTGCATAGTGTTAATAGTGTAGAGGCTTACAGGAATAAACTCATCAATATACGTTATGCTCCGGCAGAGGACAGAGTGTTATTCTATGGTAATAATGGTGCAGTAGGTAGATCACTCAGAAAGTTCGGACCTAAGTGGCTATCTTATGGCGAGTTGCCTGACGGTATACATGTGGGTACAGGAGACATTGCTGTGTTAGTAGAAGACACTCCATCCGCATGTTCTGTCAGTAGACTAGACGGTCTAGTGGGTGTAGCATTGCTGGGTACTACTGTGACTAGTGGCATAAAGAAAACACTTAGTAAATTCCATGAAGTATATTTAGTACTTGACAAAGATGCATCTCTCAAGTCTATTGCTCAGATAAGGTGTGTAGATAGAAGCATTAGAGTAAGATTAACTAATGTAGATTTAAAGCACATGGATACTAAACAAATAAACCACCTAATACAGGGTAAAATATGATGTTTGAAACGAATAATCTTCCACGAACATCGTATGGTTTTTTTGGTAAACGTGTTTCATCTTGGTGTAATACAACTAATGCACCCTAAAGTCCTTGATAGATTAAAATCAATGCAATTTATACACAAGGAATATACCAATGAAAGCAAGAGCGATTTGTTTAATCGATTATGATATCGAAGGTGGATTTAAGTCTGCCGCTGAAGAAGAGAGTAAGTTAGAAGCAGCAATAAAGAATTTGGTGACGGGCAACAAGCGTGTCGTACACTACCAGATTGAGATGCGTGAACGTAGGGGTGATAGCGCCCCTGACATCAAGAAGATGAAGTTCAGACAGAACTAATAGTTCTACCAACACGTAGTTAAAAATTAATTAGCCCTTCAGTAAATGAGGGGCTTTTTTTTATTTCTGTATGGTGTTATAGATACCTCTCTATTAAGTGCCAACTGTCAGGATTAACTATGGATAAATCACTACTGAAGAACTGCTTGAAGTATGACTTCTATGAACAGAATAAAACTAAGCTAAGGGCGTCACTTTTTGAAGATACACTGAAAGAGGTATACGAGACTATCATTGGATCGCATGAGAAGTTTGCTCAAGATATAACTCCTCTAGAAATGTTTGCTTTTTGGAAGGCTAACAACCCTACGTCAACCAAATCATGGTCCGATGATATAGAAGACACTATACACAGTATTAGCAGTGCAGAGGATATACACCCTGACATTGCGAAAGATGTTATTGAAAACCTATGGCGTCAGAACGTAGGCTTAGATGTAGCTAACTTAGGCATCAAGATGTCTGAGGGTGAAATCTCTGCTATGGATGATCTGAATAGATTACTGGATCGTGTAGCTGAGGGCTACATGCCTGATGACTTTGGTGATCCTACCACAGATGACATCTATGAGCTTCTGGCTGTAACCTCTGATGAGAACAGATGGAAGTTTAACATCGAAACCCTTAGCCGTAATGTCTATGGCGTTGGTGCTGGTGAGTTTGCTGTTGTGTTTGCGTGTCCTGAGACAGGTAAATCAGCATTCATTGTTAGCTTATGTGCTGCACCTAACGGCTTCTGTGAGCAAGGTGCTAAGGTATTATACTTAGGTAATGAAGAAAGCA